AGATGGCGAACGGACGCTGGCACGTTGTGCATGAGCTTGTGGCCTTTGACATGGGGCTAGAGCGGTTCTGCCACCACCTGATGGCGGACATCAATACGCACTTTCCTAAGTCGGAAGTGTTCATCTGGGGTGACCCGGCTGGTGCAAAGCGCGATGAGATATTCGAGGTGACAGCGTTTGAACACATGAGAACGCTCGGCCTACGCGCACAGCCTACCGCGTCAAACGATTTTATGGTGCGCCGGGAAGCCGGTGCAGCGCCAATGAACCGGCTGATAGACGGCAAACCGGGGCTATTGATAGACCGCAAATGCAGCCGCACACGCAAATCGCTATCCGGCGGCTATCATTTCAAGCGCGTTGCGATGGGCGGTGGCCAAGAGCGGTTCAAAGATGCGCCGAACAAGAATGAGCATTCGCACGTTGGTGACGCCTTTGGCTATCTGATGATGGGGTCTGAGCATCGTATGCTGACACGCAACAGCCATGGTCGCCAGCAATTTAAACAAATGACAGCTAAAATGGATTTCGATGTTTTCTAGCAATAAAGACGCCACAATAGTGCCGTTTCACTGGACGCATCCATACAGTATGGATTTGCGCGAGTTTGACAAAAAGCCATTTAACGATGTGCCTAACTATGACGAGTTGCTCAAGATGTATGAACAGCAACCGCACGCCTACACTGTATTATACCAGACCGAAATGATTTGCTCATTCGGGGCTATCAAGCTGTGGCCGGGCAACGCGGAAGTCTGGTTGCTTACATCATATCAGTTTGAGCGCGTACCGATATCGGCTACACGCACAGCCATGCGCTACTTTAATCACATTGCTATCGACTTGCGATTGCACCGATTGCAGATGACAGTCGAGGCCGATAATTTGTTTGCAGTTAGGTGGGCATCTGCGGTAAAATTCACTAACGAAGGGCTTATGCGTGGGTATGGGCCAGTCGGTCAAGATTATTTTATGTTTGCGAGGTATTTCGATGGGAAGTCTTTTTAGCCCCAAAACCCCAGCGCCACCACCGCCTGACCCTGAAATCACAGCGGCGCAGAAGCGCCAAGAGGAACGGCTAGAGGCAGATGAGCAGCAGAAGATGCGCGCTATTGCCGCTAGACGCCGTGCGCGTGGTACAGGCGGTGCGCGTATGCTTTTGAGCAAGGAGCGCGAAAACGCGCAGACTGGTATCCAATCAACATTAGGAGGCTCGTGATGGGCGCAGTATTCGGTAAAAAGACAGTCGTGCCAGCCATGCAAGAAGCGGCAAAGAAGGTCGAAGCAGCGGACGTTGCGCCGGTAGCGGTAGCAACTCTTGATGAGCGTGCGGCAGCGGCAACACGGCGCGCACGCCGTGGCGGTCGCCGGGCGTTACTTAGCGGCGGTCGTTTAGGCGGCGGCACAGAAGGTGGCCAAACAACATTAGGAGCGGGTTAATGCCAAAGGTAGTTTCTAAAGATGGTAAAACGCGCCACTTTGCGTACAGCAAGGCTGGCATGAGTGCGGCTAAAGAATATGCACGCCAGACTGGTGGCCGTGTAACAGGCGCATCTATGAAAACAAAAATGGCAAAGAAGAAGTCCTATGGAAAATAAACAGGTAAAAACGCCAGGCCAGAAGATGTGGGAATTTTATGAGCGTATGAAGAACGCGCCTAAATATGACCGTTCCCCAAAGCCTACGCCAAAATATGACCGTTCGCCGAAACCAACCCCAAAATATGACCGTTCCAATGGATAAGAAGAAACCCGTATGGGAAAAGAAGCGCCCCAAAAGCGCTGGCAAGCCAAAGGGGCTAACACCGGCGCAAAAGCGTAGCGCACAGCGCGCCGCCGCAAAGGCCGGTCGCCCGTATCCAAACCTGATTGATAACATGAGGGCAGCTAGAAGCTAATGCCAGCGAAGAAATATCAAAACCCCAAGGGTGGTCTGAACGAAGCCGGGCGCAAATACTTTGAGCGCAAAGAGGGCGGCAATTTAAAAGCGCCGGTAAAGTCTGGCACTAACCCGCGCCGCGTATCTTTTGCCGCACGCTTTGCTGGCATGAAGGGTGCGGAGAAAAAAGACGGCAAGCCAACGCGCCTTGGGTTGGCATTAAGGGCATGGGGCTTTGGCTCTAAAGAGGCAGCACGCAACTTTGCGAATAGGCACAAAAAATCATGATGACCCCACAGCAGATATTGAAGCGCCATGAATTGGCACAGCGCCGCAAGGATAACTGGCGGCAGATATACGAAGATTGCTACGAGTTCGCGCTACCACAGCGCAACCTGTACGATGGCTATTATGAGGGCGGCGGGTCACCCGGCCAGAACAAAATGGCGCGCGTGTTTGATAGCACCGCTATCAATTCCACGCAGCGCTTTGCTAACCGCATTCAGTCTGGCTTGTTCCCACCGCAAGCAAACTGGTGTCGCCTAGAGCCGGGTGCAGACATTCCGCTTGAGCGCCGCATCGAGGCACAAGCCGCGCTGGACATTTACGCAGATAAAATGTTTGCGCTGTTGCGGCAAACAAATTTCGACTTGGCCATGGGTGAGTTTCTCATGGACTTAGCAGTTGGCACGGCGGTGATGCTAATCCAACCCGGTGATGACATAACCCCCATCCGCTTCACCGCCGTGCCTCAATACCTAGTGTGCATCGAGGAAGGTGCGCATGGTAAGGTTGACAACGTATATCGCCGGATGCGCATGAAGGCAGAGGCCATCAAACAGCACTGGGATGACGCCGAGGTGTCGGACAAGCTACAGCGCATGATTGATGAGAAGCCCACCGAGGAAGTTGAATTGGTTGAGGCTACTTGCTTGGATCAGGAAACCGGCGAATATCAGTATTGCGTCATCGAGAAAGAGGGCAAAGAGGCAATCGTAGAGCGCACCATGAAATCCAGCCCATGGATTGTGGCGCGCTATATGAAGGTCGCCGGCGAGGTTTACGGACGTGGCCCGTTGGTCACCGCTATTGCCGACATCAAGACGCTAAACAAAACGTTGGAATTGCTGTTGAAGAACGCCAGCCTATCCATCGCTGGTGTATATACAGCGGCAGATGATGGCGTGCTAAACCCACAGACAATTCGCATTGCGCCTGGTGCTATCATCCCGGTCGCACGTAATGGCGGGCCACAAGGTGAGAGCTTGCGGATGTTGCCACGCTCTGGCGACTTTAACGTGTCGCAGATTGTGATTAACGACCTACGCATGAATATCAAAAAGATCATGATGGACGACACGCTGCCGCCAGACAATATGTCTGCCCGGTCAGCCACAGAGGTGTCTGCGAAGCTGTCTGAGCTAGCCAGCAATATGGGCAGTGCTTTTGGTCGCCTTATCACCGAAACCATGATCCCGGTCGTATCGCGTATTCTTGCAGTGATGGATGAACGTGGCTTGATTGATATGCCGCTAAAGGTAAACGGTCTGGAAATAAAGGTTCAGCCGGTGTCGCCAATCGCGCAAGCGCAGAACATGAGCGGCATTGAAAAGGTAATGCAGTGGGTGCAGATAGCCGCATCACTTGGACAAGACGGCCAGATGGCAATACGCACCGCCGCTATTGCAGACCATGTGGCTGACAAGATGGGTATCCCAGCGGAGCTACGCACATCGCAAGAAGAACGCCAGCAGATGGCAGAACAGATGGCGCAGATGCAAGCCGCGCAAATGGCTATGCAAGCCGGGGAAGTAGCAGGGGAATAACATGATTGATGAGGGTTGGGAAGGTCTGCGGACAGTAGAGCCGCAGATGCGATTGACACAGCAAGACAACCAAGACGATATAGACAGGTTGTATCTTCGTGTATTCGGCAGTGAGGATGGGCAAGAATTATTAACACACCTTCGCTCACTGACGATTGAGCAGCCCACTTGGTATCCGGGCGAGAGTGCTTCGCACGGCTATGCTAGGGAAGGGCAAAATTCACTAGTACGCGAAATAGAAAGGCGTATGCAGAGAGCGAGGCAGTTATGAGCGAAACAGAAGGACTGATGGCCCAAGCGCAAGTTGAGGCAGAGGATAACCAGCAGCCGGAAGAAACCACAATCTCCCACATCCAGCCAGAGGCAGGGCCAGCATCACTTGATGATGTGACTGTCGCCAATGAGGATGAGGAAGTTGAATTCTCAAAACCTGAATGGTATCCAGACAAATTTTGGAATGATGACGAAGGGCCAGACCTAGAAAACTTGGTCAAATCCTATAATGAATTGCAGAAGAAGTTTTCTCAGGGCAAGCACAAAGCCCCGGAGCAATACGATGATAGCTTATTTAAAGATGCAAATATCCCTGACGATGACCCGTTGCTTGCGACATATCGAGATTGGGCGAAGGACAATGGCATTAGCCAGAGTGCGTTTGACGAGTTGGCGAATAGCTTTATTGCTATGGCGCAACAGGAAAACGAACAAGCTGAAATCTCTTATCAAGACGAGCTTGCGAAACTTGGGCCAAATGCTGACGCAACTATCAAATCGATGACCGACTGGGCGCAGGGTTTGGTGCGCAAGGGTGTTTGGTCAGAGGGTGACTTCGAGGAATTTAAAATTATGGGCGGCACTGCGCAGGGCTTGAAGGCGTTGCAGAAGGTGCGTAGCTATTATGGCGACCGTCCTATTCCTGTAGACATGACCCCGGTTGATGGTGCGCCGTCCAAAGAGGAATTGAATGCGATGGTAGGCAAGCCAGAGTATCTAACCGACCCAGCCTATCGGGCAAAAGTCGAGCGGATGTTCGAGCAAGTTTACGGCACGCAGGAATACTCTGCTATCTAAATAATAGCGCGCCTTGCGGGGCGCGCTTTTTTTTGTTAAAATCCTCTTGACAGACAACCACCTGTGGCCTGTTAGACCCGCTTGGGGGCGTAGCGTTTATGCCCAAGCTGTCAGCCCGGCATTCCGGATACCTGATGCGACTTTTTTGAAAACATTTTAATCGGAAGGACAGAAAAATGGCAGTAGCTATTTCAAACGCTTTCGTACAAATGTTCGATGCGGAAGTCAAGCAAGCGTATGCCGGAGCGCGCGCATTAGCTGGCTTAACCCGTGAGCGGACAAATGTCGAAGGCAACCAGGTGAAGTTCCCTAAAATCGGGAAAGGCACAGCAACAGTTCGCGTTCCTCAGACAGATGTAACCCCATTGAACGTCAGCTACTCACAAGTAACTGCAACAATGTCAGACTACATCGCAGCTGAGTACAGCGACATCTTTAACCAGCAGAAAGTAAACTTTGACGAGCGCCGTGAGCTTGTCCAGGTTGTGGGTAACGCAATCGGACGCCGCATGGATCAGCTGGTCATTGACGCACTGAATGCATCATCCACATCACTGACCGTTGCTACAACAATCGGTGGCGCTGGTACAAACATGAACATCGAGAAGCTGATTGAAACCAAGAAGCTGATGGATGCCAACAACGTACCATCCGAAGGTCGCACCATGATCATCCACGCCAACAACTTGGCTGGTATGCTGGGCGAGACTGAAATCACAAGCGCAGACTTCGCAACTGTGAAGGCTCTGGTTTCTGGTGAAGTTGACACCTTCATGGGCTTCAAGTTCGTTACCCTCGGCGACCGTGACGAAGGTGGCTTGCCAATCCCATCAACCCGTACTTGCTTCGCATTCCACAAGGATGCAATCGGCATGGGCATCGGCATGGGTCAGCGCAGTGAAATTCACTATGTACCTGAGAAAACATCTTTCCTCGTCTCATCAATGTTCTCCGCCGGAGCAATTGCGATTGACGATGAAGGCATTGTTAAAATCAGCTGCACTGAGTAAGAAGGAGACTTAGCAAATGGCATACGCACAAGCTGGCTTCGGCCCACTCGGTGGACAATCTCTGGCTGGTAACGCCCCCGCCCTGTATGTGTACACAACAGCAGACGCACATACAGACGTGGATGGCTCTGGCTACTTCAACGATTTGTCCGACACGCTCAAGGTTGGCGACATGATCATCGTTCATGGCTCAACTGGCGGCACTCGTACCGTTACAATGCACATTGTAGTGTCAAACGCATCAGGCGTTGTTGACTGCTCAAATGGCACTGTAATCGGCGTTGTAACCGACAGCGACTAATACATCTGGCCGGGGCGGTGTATGCCGCCCCAGCCTTTTTTCTTTGGAGTGTTTTAGATGGCTGCTGGCGATACCAAACTATCTATCTGTTCTGATGCGCTCATCATGTTGGGCGCTAATCCTTTATCTAGCTTCACCGTTGGAACAGACGATGCGCAAGTGGCTGACCGGCTCTATGACGATGTGCGCGACACATTGCTTATGCAGTACCCATATAGCTGGTCTATCAAAAAGGTTAAGCTGGCACAGCTAGTGCAGACCCCTATCAACGAATGGAAATATATTTACCAGCTGCCCGGCAATCTGCTTGGCAACCCAAAGGCTGTGTTTAACGTGGATGCTGTAGGCGCACGCCCACAGCGTGACTTTGAGATTTACGGCGATGGCCTAAACACAAACTACGAAAATGTCTGGATTGATTACCAGTATCGCCCAGAGCCGTTTGAATTTCCACCGTACTTTGTGCGGCTATTGAAAACCGCGCTTGCCGCAGAATTTGCAGAGCCGGTGACAGACCAGATTACAAAGGCCGACTATTTCCACAACCGCGCCTATGGCGCGCCATCTGAAAATATGCGTGGCGGTTTGGTGCGCGTTGCGATTAACATTGACGGCGCAGACAGACCAGCGCAACAGATACAAGAGTTCCCTATTTCCGACATAAGGTTCTAGCATGAGCCGGATTATACAGATACAGAACGACTTTACGTCTGGTGAGATTGACCCGAAGCTACGCGCCCGGACAGATATCAGCCAGTACAAGTCGGCACTGACCACAGCGCAGAACGTATCTATCCAGCCTCAGGGCGGTGCAGTACGCCGTGACGGCACTAAGTTTATCCATGAGTTAGACGGTGGCGCGGCTAATGCGGTGCGCATGGTTGCGTTTGAGTTTAGCGTTAGCGACAGCTATATGCTGGTATTCACACCCGGCAAGATGTACGTTTACAAAGACCGGGCGCTGGTGACCAACATCAATGGGTCGGGCAATGATTATCTGACTGTGTCATCTGTGACTGCCGCTATCATCCCGGAAATGAATTGGGTGCAATCAGCGGATACTGTGATTATCGTGCATGAGGATTTAGAGCCTATCCGCATTCTGCGCGGCGCTACCGATAGCGACTGGACAGCCAGCACTATCGTGTTTGACTTTATACCGAAATATGCATTTAACTTTGATACGCACAATCCGACATATACGATCACGCCCAGCGCGACTAGCGGCAACATTACTATCACCGCGTCATCTGTGACAACCGACAATGGCACAGCGCAAGCTGGCGGCGCTAACACAATTACGTTGAAATCAGCGTCCAGCTTTACATCGGATGACCAGCCTAATGGTATGTTTATTGAAATTACCGCTGGCACTGGCGCTGGCCAAACACGGCACATTGAGGATTATGTGGCATCAACAAAGGTCGCCACGGTTTACCCGGCATGGACAACCCAGCCAGATGCGACATCGCAGTATGACGTTAAGGCGTTCAAGGCGGCAGCGGTAGACGAATATATTGTGGCGCTAAATGGCTTTGGCCGCGCACGCATCACGCAGTATGTTAGCGACACATCGGTAAAAGCCTATGTCGAGATACCGTTCTTTGACACAAGCGCTATTGCGTCCGGCGATTGGGAAAGCGAACACGGCTACGAGAACACATGGTCTGATGACAGAGGCTGGCCGCGCAGTGTGGTGTTCCATGAAGGCCGGTTATACTT